GGAACACAGACCTCAACTGGTCAAAGATCGGGGTCAATCGGGCCTCGAAAGTCTCCGAAACCGCAGACTTCAACGCCTCAAACTCGGGGGTCAGAGTGCTTGCAGCCTTCTTGATGCCGTCCAATCCCAAAGCCACCGCCGCAACGCCAGCACCAATCATCATCAGAAGCGAAGGAAGCCCCGCCAAAAGGCCCGCCACTAAACCAACGGCAGGGGCCATAAGGGTGAAGATCGCAATGGCAATCCAAGCGCTTTGACGCAAATGTATAATTGAACTCGCGGCACCCCTGGCAGCCGCACCCATGCCGACAATGCTTTTCGTCAACCTAGCAACAGCGCCGCTCTTTTCACCGTCAGCATCCCCACCAGAATCAGTGCTGGTGTTGACTTTGAGGTTCCGGAGCTTGCTGAAAGCCGCACGAATACTCGAAGTGGCTTTATCCAGGCTGCCCTGGTCAACATCAACACCCACAGGGACATTAACATCAGCCAGTTCAACCTGTAACTTGAGCTTGGCGATAAGACCCTTGATGCGCTTGATTGCGCCTTGCTCGTCAGGTTCAACTTTCGGTTTGAAAACCTCTTTGAAAAGTTTACTGAACTCGTTACGAACAAAACCTTTTTGAAGTTTCTCGATAAGCGCATCTGCGGCAACACTAGCTGATTTAGCATCATCAGCAGCCTTTTCAAGCCCCTGAACTTTAAACTTGAGGTCCAAGTCCATTTCAGTGAACTTGTTGATCGCCTTCATTGAACGCTGAACAGCCCCGGCGTTATCAAGATTCAAAAGTTGGGAATCACGGCCCCGCTCATAAACCTCGCGGTAAAACTCGTCAACCTGCCGGCGAAGATCAGTCAGGGTGTCATCATCAAGCTTCGGCTTAATCTGCTTTAGAAGCTCCTTGAAAGCCTTCTCATCACCCTTCAGGTCCTTCCGAAGTTCCTCCCCGCCAACGGTCAACGGGATGTTAGCCTCGAACTCCCCGATCATTCGGGAGAACTTGTTCAAATACCGGTTCTTGAACCGGTCGATGGAACTCTCGGCCTCGTCGGTGTTAGCACCAACCTTGACCTTAGTCTCAAGACCCTCAGCAGCCTCATCAACACTCTTTTTGAACTGCTCGGTGTTGGTGTCCCCAAGGACCTCGGCGGTAACCGTCTGGCCGCTCAGAGAATCCTGAACCTTACCCTTGAACTGCTTCAGCGACTTCTCATGCGGCACAACTTTGATCTTGTGTTCAAAGCCAGCCATCTCCGCTTTAAGGTCCTTTTTGACCTTCTTACGGAACCCAGTGATATCGGGAACAACCCGAACACTGACCCGGCCAATCTCATTGCCCGAAGCGCCACCCATAGGCCCAGTCATCAGCCAACCTTCCGTTTAGCCGCACCCAACTTCTGCGCGGCAATAAAAGCAAATGAACCCGGCCCATGCTTCTTACGACGAACCGTATTATCAGGAATCGGAAAAGGCTCAGGCGGCTTCGGCCTAGACTTAGAATGAGCCGCAACATACGTGTACTGAAGACCCCGCAAAGCATTAACGATAGCGACAGTCGCATACAGACCCGAATCCCAACCCCGAAACTGCGGCCCGCCCCGGCGCTCCGCATTAAAACGCGAACCCTCAGGCAAACCACGAATCAAAGTCAACAAATACAGGGGAGTCAAACCAGACCCAGGAACCAAAATGTTCCTGAGGTCCACGTCATAAAACTCCAACAGGTCAGCAGCAAGCTGCTCGCCGTAATCGTCAATTAGCTCTGCGAGTCCCCGGCTTCCCCCGCCTGAGTTTTATCCATCCAGTTAGAAAACACCCGAAGGGTCAAAGCCAGATCGTCCTCAATCTGCTCCACCAACACCTTCGCCAAACCCTCTTTATCAGCCACCAAAGGAAGGATATGCAAGGCGATCTGCGCGGACTTCTCCGTAGCAGACAAACCCCCACCCTCATCCTCATCAGCGGCACGCTGAATCTCAGCCATCTCATCCAGCAGCGAATAAACCTCATCCCGGTTCTTGCGCGGAACCCGCAGCAGATTCTTCAGGGTGAGAGTCTTACCATCAACCTCAATTTGGAACGGGGCGAACTCCCGCTCAATTTCTTCACGCATAGCGTCAAGAGTGAAAATGTTCGACATAGCGGACCTCTTTCAAAGTTTATAGGCGGGCCTGTTACATTGGCGGGCAGGCGGGGGGAGTAGGTAGGCCCGCCAAGACACCTACTCCCCCCGGTCAAACAGAGCGGATCAGACCGTAAACAGGTCCTCGTTGATCCACTCAAACTTATTCGCGGAACCATACTTCAGGAAAGTTGCCCGAACCGGAAGCATGGCGAACTCATCAACCGACAACTGCACAGAATCATCACGCCGGATCGACGCCTTCGGCGCATAGAAACCAATCTTGGTTTCCCCGTCCTGAATGATAATGAACAGCGCCTTCTCCAGCGGAACAGCAGTTCCACCCGACACACCGAAAACACCCGGTGTCTTCGACGCATTCTTCCCGTAGTAAAGCTCAAAAGACGGGATATCGAATTGCGCCAGCATAATGGTCAGGTAATCCGCAATCGGCTCGGTAACAACCTCGCGCAGCGACTCATTCTGCCAAGTGCCACGAACCTCGGTGTCACCGCCATCGAAGCCAAATTCTGGTAAATCTTCGCGGGATGTGTGACCCAGGCTAGTCCAACCATTCGGGGCCGAAACAACGGCGCTATCAACGGTCACGCTGACCGGCTCAAGCTTCGAGTTAACGGTCACCGCAATGTTCTCGCCGGCAAGCTCACCGATGAAGGACACCACGAAACCGTCCTCAAGGAACCCGCCACCGGTCACCTTGACGTTGCCCGCACCGACCTCGGAGATGTTCTCCAACGCCTGCTGAACCTCAGCGGAACCAGCGTCGAACGGCAGATCAAGGGTGGTGCCCGAAGGTGCATCTGCAACCGGTTCCTCAGCCGCAACAGCCTTAGAGGTCTTGCTCTTGGCTGCCTTCGGGTCAGGGGTGGCCGTAGGCGGCTCAACACCAGTCGCCTCAAGGGTGCTGGCACCCTCGCTCGGAACCTTAGCCGGAATGGTCTGCACAGCCTCCTTCGGAGCGACAGTGCCCTCACCCACGGTCAGGCTGAACGTGCCGCCAGTCGGAACCGCACTGGCCTTCAGCGAACCCGCAGACGAACCGAACGATTCCGGATCAATCGACTCAAGGGCCGAAGGCGACGGGCGGGGGGTGCCGGGATCAGCGACGTAAACGTAGCCAATCGCAGCAGTCAAAACTGCTTTGTCATTTTGTGACATGGATATCTCCTGGTTTAGTCAATTGTTTGGGGTGGACGCACCCCAAGCTGAATCAGCCCTTGAACTCGCCAGGAGTCCATAAAAAGGCTAGAGAACTGGGTTGCACCCATAGTCTCGAAAATAGAATGCAAATACCCGGCAGGTGTTTGCTTTTGAAGCCTCACAGCCTCATACAGCGCCTCAAGCGCCGTTTCATACAGCTTCTCCGTTTCGATCAAACCCTCAATGCTAAAGCAGGTCATCTCAATAACGGGCAGCCCTAATTGCGTCGGTCTACGGCTATGCCGCCTGCCGCCGATCCTACGAATGTTCACAATAGGGAACGAACGATAGTCGATATCCTCAACCCAGGAACCCACCTTCACAGTCGAAGGTAAAGCGTCCCGAAGTAAAGGAATCACAACAGCTTGGACGCGGGGAATAGCTGACATGCGTCCTCCTAAGCTAGACCGGCAGCCCTATGTAAAATGTAAAGCCCGTCAGGGGCTTTTGTGTCTGTGCCCTCGAATACGCCGGAAGGCTCATGGCCGTACTCCAAAGCAATCGGGTTAGGGGCGTGTAAGGAAACGAACCAGTCGGTAGTCGAATCCTTAGCGGGTTCCTTACTGATGGAAACCAGCCCAGCCGGACCCGCGATCTTGTGGTGAGGGGTGGTGGCACGAACAGTACGCAGAATCGCTTCAGCGTTACCTTCTATGTCGTCCGCTTCCTCACGCACCGACCGCTTAACACCCGGCAAAGACAACACAATGTCATTACACTCAAGGTCAATCTCGACACGCGCCATTAGAACCTCTTAATCGTGTAAGTGACATGCGCTGTGCGCGGCGAACTGTTATAGATGAACGCATCACCAAACACAGCCCACCGTTTACCACGCCACTCAATCTGGGCCTGAGCATTCACCAAACACTGATGCTCACGCGGAAGGCGCAAAGAATAAATCTTCTCACCCTCATAGCCCTCGTTGTCCTGCTCCGCACGCCTACCCGACGTACCAGACATACCTACAGGCTGAATCCGCGCCCTAGCCGGGTAACCCACCGCAGAAGGACGGGTCTTGATATTGCCGTCCTCATCGGTGACAGCTTCCTCAGGGAAAATGGTGATGTTGTCAGTCCATGAATCCAACAGGCTCATACGGTCACCAAATCTGCCGTGTCCAGTCGATCACCCTGTAATTGCGGCGAACTTCCTCTATATCTCTGCGCCACAAAGAACGCGGGGTAGTCGGAGGGGCATACGTCGCAGAATCAACCTGCGCGTAAGGGCGAAGCGTGAAAAACCGATCCGAAGTGACTCCCAGAATTGCCCACTCGTCATCGGTGATTTCCAACTTGCCCGAAATAATGTCCTTCTGAAGCGTGTACGTGTAGTCGCCGTCAGTTTCGGAGTAATACCCCTCGGGGTTCCTAGCGAGCCTAAGCACCGCGTCGGACTCAACCTGAACAACGTCTTCAACATTCACATACCCTGCGTCGATCTGTTCATCAAGATCGGGGATACGCCGGCGAATCATCCGCTCCACGTCCTCAAGACGTGTATTAACCAGTGCGGCTTCCTCGCAGGAAAGTTCACGGCCCCAACGGACAGCAACATCTTCAGCAGTCGCGTATGCCATGACTAACCCTTCTTGACTGGTGCTTTCCTAGTGGTCTTCTTCGGGGCTGGCACAACAGCCTCACCGGTAACCGCCTCAGCAGCTACAGGGGTCACCGTGAACGTCACCGTCTTACGGGTAGCCGGGTCACCAGACCCGTCACCGTAAATGTCCTCAAGAGAACAGTTGTAGGTGGCAGTGCCGGGGAACACCTTCTGAAAAGTGCGCCCGGTGTAACCGTTCAGGCTAGGAACCTCAACGCAACTGAACAGGAACGA